TAGCTGCACCGAGGGCTGCTTGAGTTGCTGCTTGATTAGCACCTAATTGCAACTGACCTGCTTTAGCACCAGCAGCTGAAGACTGTTGAGCCAAGCCTGAAGACAAAGCAAGAGGGTTCTGACCAAGTTGTTCAATGTTGGAAGCAGTAGACAAACCAGCTTGGAAGGGTTGATAAGCACTAGACAACAAACCTTGACCGAAGGCAGTCTGAGCTTGACCTTGTTGTTGAGCCTGTGAAGCCAACTGGAGGTCTTGCATGGCACGTGCATTAGCGAGAGCTTGTTGTTCAGGATTAGCCATACCCAAAGCACCACCTTGAGCAACTGAGACACCTGTACGGCCTGTCTGTTGGAGCTGATTAGCCAGACGAGCTGACTCTACGTCACGTCCGGGTTGCAACAAAGCTTGTTGATTAGACAACCAGTTCTGAGCAGCTTCTTGTGGAGACTGAGCGATATAGCCACGACCTAAGTTTTGCAAGGTAGTTGCATCGTTCAGGGATTGACGGTTAGCACCCATGATCTGATTCTGATACGCTTGCATCTCAGGAGACAAGGTATAACCAGCTGATGTCAACTGACCTGTGGTAGGATCAACTTGGAAGTTAGATGTGCCAAAGGTAGTTGTAGTGCCTACAGGACGGAACTGAGCTTGACTAGAAGCTAACTGACCAGCTTGACGGAGAGCATCAGCTTGAGCTTTCTGAGCTTCAGCTGTGGTGCTTCCTTGCATCAAGCCACCAGCGCTTGTGAGAGCACCTCCGAGGAGGCTCCCTAAGAGGTTATTGTTAGCTGTAGTGGTTGCCATATTGTTAGTTCCTGTCGTGTTTCCTGTGAGTCCTGTTAGAAGAAGTTTCGCTAAAAGGTTTTGAGTTGCTGGATTAGGGTTAGCTGATGTGGGTAACTGAGTATCTGTCTGGTCTACACCAGTGTTAATACCGGCTAAAGATGAACCTAGTGTCTGCCCTGTAAGTGGGTTAGCATTTAAGCCAATATCTCCTAACGACACACCTAAGCCACCGGTGTTGGTGACATTAAAGGCATAAGGGTTAGAAGAATCGGATTCACCCAAGGTAGCTTTAAGACCTAAACCACCGGTGTCTTGACCTGTTGTTAGATCGTAGTTAGCACCTGTTGAGTAATCAGCAGTTGATGATGGAGTATTAAAACTGTTCATCAAGCCACCAGCAGCCTGATAAGCTCCTGTGCTCAAAGCAGCATTACCAGCAGCAGTTCCTAAGTCCTGACCACGAAGAAGACCTGATGTAGTTCCTGAGGTTAATTGACCAGCAGCTTGTGAGCCGGTTTCAGCACCCACTGTAGAGCCTAAAGCACCGGCAGCACCTCCAATGGCAGCGTTAGTAGCAATCTGGCCTAAGTCTTGGCCTTGTGCAGCACCTAAACCAGCGCCTACTAAAGCAGACCCTCCAGCAGTTCCGATACCTAAAGCTGATCCTAAGGCTGAACCTGCAACAGGGAGTCCATAAGCCAACGCTGTTGTAGCAAGAATTGGTTTTAAATCAGACCACCCAATACCTGAACCTAGAAATCCACCAGCATCAGGACGTTCAACATAGGTTTTTGGTTGAGGGTTTCCGTTTGCATCCCAACCACCTACAACACTTTGGTATTGATCTAAATAGGTTCGTTTTGAACTACTATCAGAATAACCTGTTAATTCACCTTGAGCGTTATAAGACGCAGTGATGGGAACACCGTTGACTGTTCCTAAATCCTTAGTGAATCCGGAAAGGGTTTTTATCTCGTTACCTTCTCCGTCAGTGGAGATATCGTATGTCTTTTTAAAACCTTCTGGTGGTTCAAAAGGAACTAATGCTGTTGTTGTCCCGTTTTCCCACGTATATCCAAACTCATCCGTAGAATAGTAAGGTACGGACATATAGCCCTTACCGATGTTTTTAGGAGCGTTTAACTGTGAAACATCTAAGGGCTTAAAAATCTGAGACTGCCAAGCTTCAGGAGTAGCCATGTTTACACTGTGCCGTTAGAGATCACGTTACCGATGACAGTCAAGTTACCTGAACCGTCGATAGAAGCTACGCTAGTGCCGCTAGACTGAATATACAAGACACCAGCAGTCTCAACAAAGGCAAAGTTAGTGAAGTCACCGTCTGCTTTAGAGGCAATAGCTGTGGCAATGTTATCAAACTCAGTGTTGATTTCAGTGCCTTTAACTACCTTAGATGGGTTGCCGTGACTAAGGCTATCCTTAGCAGCGAAGTTCGTGGTTTTAGTGTAATTTGACATGGTTATGTAATCTTTCCGTTCTTAGCGTGAATTTCAATCTTTTGGATACTCAGAGGTGCGCCGTTAATGTAAGCTTCGTAACCTGTCTGAACCACCTTGCCTGAACCTGTTGGATAAGCTTTCAAGATAGAAAGAGCTTGACCGCTAGAATAGTCGAAGCCGTAATTATATTCACTTTCACCGTAGTAAGCAATATTATTAGCAGGAATTGTTACGTTTTGTGAGTAAAAATTACCCGTAAAGTCGTAAGCCCACTTCAAAGTCATGTTCTGACCGTTACCGCCTACGACAGTCACCAAAAGAGACTTCAAGATAGAGGTAACTGAAGGAGCACCGAAGTCAGTATGGTTAGTGTGGTATTGGAGAAAGTAAGCAGACGAGTTGTCTGTATACCCTGTGTAAGTACCTACGTAACCTGCTTCCCCGAGCAATAAAGTACCATCCTGTTTAGCACAGAAGCTAGTAGGTTCGATACTATCCCATGTAGTCACACGAGCTGAACCGTCTTGCAACTGAGCTTTAGTGTCGAAACAATAGACTTGCTTAGCGTAAGGAAGGCTTAAAAGATAGAAAGCATCTACTGGAGAATGTACTGCCTTAACGTCAGCTAAAGTCTCAGCACTAATGTAAGTCAGTAAGTCATTACGTACATTCTTGCTCAGTTCACGGAAAGGTGCTGACTTCTCTTGAATAGTACGTTGGAGACTACGCACACCTGTTTGAGACAGGAAGACAATATCTGTACCAGTGTTAGCGATTGTGTCTCTAGCGATACAGCCAATACCTGTGATAACGTCTTGAAGGACAAACCCTGTACCTGATGGGTCAGTAGCGCCTGTGTACACTAAGATGTTGTTCTTACCGAAGATGAACAGGAAGCCGTTGTGAGCACCTAAGCCAACAACTGAGTCACCACCTTTAGGCCATACTGTCGTGGTATCTAAAGTACCTGCTGTACCTGCTGACCAGTTATAAGGCTGCTTAGTGTTACACCATTGGATAGTTACTTTATCAGTAGATGTACCTACGTTCCACAAACGACCATAAGCACTGATAACAGCGTTGCCTTTCTGAACTGTACCAGAGTAGCTACCCATCTCAGAGATACGTCGGTATTGTGTAGCTGATGTCGTAGGATTGAACTCAAGAGGATCGTAACCTTCTTGGAACAGGTAAATGCCTCCACCGAGGGAAGCCATCTGCCAGTTATCAGCTGTGATCGTAGGGGATGTACCGCCACCACCGTAGGTAAGCTCAGTAAGCGTAGAACCTACCAGTTTAAAGAGCTTATTGTTACCTGCACAGATAGTGTAGCTAGTGCCATCTACAGTAATCAATTCACCGATAGACTTAACACTAGCAGTACCCAAAGCAGCTAACGTAGCGTGGTTAGCAGTCCAGCCTTTACGAGCACCTACACGACCAAACTGGTCAATAACACAGTTAGTAGCTGTCAAGGCATAGCCAGAGGCTAAGTCAAGAGAGCTATCCTGTGTATTTAGACCGTAAAAGCCCGGTGCTGTAATAGCATAGGATTGGATTTGTTGTGCCATTATTAGACAAGATCCCAAGCATCGTTTTCGGGGCTACGAGCAGCTTCAGTGGCAATGTAGTCAGCCAAGGAAGCCTTAAACATGACGTAAGCTTCTGAGCTATTTAAACCACCGTCTTCACCACGTTCAACCAAGGCACGAGCGTAAGCACCAAGGACGATAGGCTCCTTAGGCATCTTAGTTGTGTCTGTATCAGCTGAGAAAGCTACTTCAGGGATAACCAAGCTAAACTTAATGTTATCTGCTTCAGTAGGGATAGGCCAGAATGAGCACATCATGTCACCGTTGGCATCCACTGAACCCAAGTTAAAGTTCACAGGTGGGTTATGCACAGGATCTCTCATCA